GAAGCTTTTCCATACTCTAATTACTTCTATGGACCTTTGGGACTAGCTGGTATTTTCTATAGTTATCTTACACAGAGGATTAATGAAGAGAACGAAGAATTAAGTTAGAAGATAGATTGTAATGAAATAAATAATACTATAAATTAATGTCGATAGATACAGACTTATGTGTAGTGATGGAAACCCTAGACGAATACAGAAATGAAATACCGGAGGGAACATACATAAGAATGTGTACATCTATCAAAAATTTGCATAATAAACTCCAAAAACCAAAAATAGTTATACCCAGATTCAAAGAAATATGCGTACCGGTAGCTATCGCAACAGTTCTCGAAATACTTAAAAAAGTTTTTTTTCGACCTAAGTGATTCTCTGAAATGTTAAAAAGTATCTCACAAACCAACCAATATGACGAAATTAACTCATTCGGTACTCCCTTTATCTATCCCTGAAAAGAAGTCTAAAGACATTGATATTCGGACATACCTGAATAAAATTTTAAGTGGTAAATGGAAATTACACCCAATCCAACGCGACGATAAAACATGGACCGATGAATTGTATCACATGGCAATTGATTCGTTATTCAAGAATCTATTGATCTCAAATATCGTTATCAGTTTACATTCGTCTACGGAGGGTTATATACTGGATGGTGGCCATCGTACACGCGCACTTATGAATTTTGTTGACAATAAATTTGGATTGCGCGTGGGAGACGGTCGCACAGTATTTTGGGATGAATTGTGCGAGTCCGACCAGGAAATATTCTACGATAAGCAAATTTCAGTCGTCGTATACGAAAAATTGACTCCCCGAGAAGAAGAAGACATTTTCTTTCGATTGAACCTGGGTCTTAACCTGAGTATCGGAGATTATATCAATGCGTATAACACGATCCCCCTATGCGCTTTGGCAAAGGAGTTGGGACTTCAGTATGCAGAAGATTTGAAGTTGAATTTCAATAAAGTGATCGTGAAAGAGAACATCTTCGCCGATTCATCTACCGTGTTAATGATGCTGTTAGAGAACTTCCAAACTGGAACCCTGGTACGCGGTGAAAAACCGACAATTACAAAGCGTGATGAGATCCAGAGAATGTGTGAAGGTTTCAGGGATGTCGAATTTGATGCAGATGACATGCGAAAGAAAATCCAAAAGTTAATGAAAATTGTGACTCCGAGAAAAATCGACAAGAAGTGGCTGTGTGTCGTTTTACCATCTGTTCAAGCTATCATGTTAGCAGATCCAGAATGTGACCCCGAGGATGTAAGAAATTTTCTATTTGAAGTGCACACGACCCAATCGAGTATTTTCTATGAGAGATGGTTTGAAATTTCGCGTGAGATGATATCGAATCCGAGTCAACCTTCATTTTGCGAAGAGCGAGCCAAAATGTTTTTAGAGTGGAGAGACGCCTAAGTTAGAGCTTAGATTTGTAATTAAGACAAGTAAATATGGAAAACGTACAAAAGCTCACCCATATCGAGCACATTCTCAAGAGACCTGACTCTTACGTCGGGCCCGTCGACCTTAATGTCGAACCATATTGGATTCTCAGTAATACGAGATCCCAATTTGAAAAGAAGAACTTGAGGTATTCCCCAGCTCTCTTGAAAATCTTTGATGAAATCCTCGTCAACGCGGTTGATCGCAACTCTATGCACCCCAAACATGTCACATCTATTTCTGTCACCGTCGACAAAGAATCGGGTGCTGTGACTATCGAGAATAACGGACCTCTCGGTGGTATCGGTATTCGTATGCATGAGAAGGAGGGTCTATGGAACCCTGAACTCACATTCGGGCACCTCCTTACAAGTACAAACTATGATGACTCTAAGAAGCGGGTCGTTGGTGGACGCAATGGATATGGTGCTAAACTGACGAACATATACTCCTCCGAGTTTTCTGTCATCATCAAAGATCATGAAAGTAAACAGACGTATACACAGAAATGGTCGAACAATATGACTGTATGTGAACCACCAAAAATCAAAAAGCACGCGGGTGCTGTTTCATCTGTTTCTATTACATTTATTCCCGACTGGAGAAGGTTCGGGTTGTCTAAGATGGAGAATGCTATCTATAAGATTTTTCAAAAACGGGTCTGGGATGCAAACATTTGTACCACCCCTAATTGTAAGGTAAAGTTCAATGGAGATGTTCTCCCTAAACAAAACTTCGAGGTGTATGCCAAAATGCACGAAGGTGTAGGGGAGGTTTGTTCCTTTTCCAACGACCGTTGGTCTGTCTGTATTGGCCCTTCGGAAAATGGCCTAGAGCAGGTATCATTTGTTAATGGTATCTGTACTACGAAGGGTGGTACACATGTAGACCACGTGGCATCCATAATTGCATCGGGTATCATTGAGGAAATGGCTAAGAAGATTAAGTTGAAACCTCAACAAGTCAAGAACACGTTCAATATCTTTGTAAAGGCAACCCTTGAGAATCCAGCCTTCTCAAGTCAGGTCAAGTCCGAATGCACCCTCAAAGCTCAAGACTTTGGGAGTAAGTTTGAACCACCAAAGAATTTCATAAAGAATGTTCTTAAAACTGGAATCAACGAAGAACTCACCGCTCTCTCAAAGTTTAAGGAGATGAAGGAACTAAAAAAGACCGATGGTGCTCGTAAGTCTAAAATCACTGGGATTCCCAAATTGGATGATGCTAACAAGGCTGGAACAGCACAATCGGGGAAGTGTACGTTGATTGTAACAGAAGGTGATTCAGCCAAGACCCTTGCGGTTGCTGGACTCTCAGTAGTTGGTCGGGATCACTATGGTGTATTCCCACTCCGCGGTAAGTGTAAGAATGTCAGGGATGTCTCAGTGTCCCAACTCACATCCAATCAAGAGTTTAACGATCTCAAGAAGATCTTGGGTCTTCAGCAAGGTAAGGAATACAGTGATGTATCAGAACTTCGTTACGGACGTCTCATGATTATGACAGATGCAGATAATGATGGTTCTCACATCAAGGGTCTCATTCTAAACATGATCCATTATTTCTGGCCAAGCCTCCTCAAGTTGGGTTTTGTAGTGAGTATGGTAACCCCTATCATCAAGGCGACCAAGGGGTCGGACTCCAAATCCTTTTACACGGATTCAGCATTTCGAACCTGGTATGGTGATGGGAAAGCTGGGTGGCGTATCAAGTATTACAAGGGTCTCGGTACATCAACCTCTGTAGAAGCTCGGGAATATTTTAAGAAAATCCAAGAACTCACAGTGAAGTTTGATACGGACTCTATGACTGATAATTCTATTGTTCTCGCCTTCGATAAGAAGAAGGCTGATGCTCGTAAAACATGGCTTCTCGAGAGTACTGCAAAGGAATCACATGAGCTCGAAGTACCTTACGGACATGTTAAGCAGTTGACTATTACAGATTTTGTTAACAAAGATCTTGTGAACTTCAGTCTCGCTGATTTGAAACGTTCGATCGCCCATGTTGCAGATGGTCTCAAACCCTCTCAAAGGAAGGTTATGTACTCATGCTTCCAAAAGAATCTACGTGAGGAGATGAAAGTCGCACAACTGGCTGCATATGTAGCCGAAAAGAGTTCTTACCATCACGGTGAAGTATCTCTCGCAGACACTATCGTTAAGTTGGCGAATGACTATGTGGGTTCCAATAACATCAATCTTCTTGAACCATGCGGTCAATTTGGTACTCGTCTTATGGGGGGTAAGGATGCCTCTCAAACGAGATATATTTTCACCAGATTGACACCGGAAGCTCGAAGCATTTTCGATCCTAGGGATGATGCTATCCTAAACTATCTCGATGACGACGGACGCTCCATCGAACCAGAGTTTTATATGCCTACTATCCCAATGGTCCTTGTAAATGGTACAGAAGGTATCGGAACGGGGTTCAGTTGTTACGTACCATCGTTCAATCCCAAAGATATCCGCGATAACATTATCAGTGTTCTTGATGGAGGTAGTATCAAACGGATGAAACCTTGGTTTAGGGGTTTCAAAGGCCGGGTTTTCTTAGAGGATGATACATGGATTACCCAAGGTGTCTCTCAAGTTATTGGTCGGACCGTGAAAGTGAGTGAGCTACCACCAGGTCGTTGGACGCAAGATTACAAAGAATATCTTGATACATTGGTTGAGAAAAAGATTATTTCGGGGTTTACGAATAACAGTACAACTGAAAGTGTTGATTTTGTTATTCAGGACTACAATGGCAAAGATGTTACAAAAGATCTCAAGCTTCAAAAAACAATTCGCACAACAAATATGCATCTATTCCATCCAACTAAAGGTATACACAAATACACTACACCTGAATCGATCTTGTCTGATTTCATTAGTATTCGTCAAAAGTACTACATCAAGCGTAAAGAGTACCTTATCAAAGCCCTCGAAGCTAAATCTAAGATGTGCGATTACAAGTCAAAGTTTGTAACGATGGTTATCAATGGTGATATCGTAGTGTTTCGACGTAAAAAAAAGGAACTTGAAACTCAATTGGCAGGGTTATTCCCACTCATTAATGGCAATCACGACTATCTCCTAAACATTAAAACAGTTCAATACACCGATGAAAGTGTTAGAGATCTCCTCGCGCAATCTAAACAGGCGAAAACAGAATTGGGTATTATGAAGTCTACGAGCCCAATCAGTATGTGGAAGAATGATATTAAAAATATATAGACAATAGATAAGTATGGGTGAAGCTTCGAGTATTTCACTTAAAGCTATTGGAAAGCAAGATACGTACTTACTTTGCAAAGATCCAGCGGAGTCATTCTTCAACCCGAATACTAAGAGAAGACATTCTGATTTTAGGAAATATCATAGAAGTCGAACTATTCTGAACCCCGGGCAGGTACCCAAATGGCCGTTCGGACAAACCATCAAAGTTGAATATAGACCACAAAGTATGGGTGATTTGCTTAGTAACATGTGGCTGAGTATCACGATGCCAAAGATTACAAATGGTAATTACACCGATCAACTGGGGAGACATATTCTAAAAAGTGTAACGATGTTTGTAGACGATGCAGAGATTGAAAAGATTGAAAGTGATTGGGGTATTATATACGATGAGCTTTATTTAGAAATGTCTGAAAAGGTAGCAAATAGTTTTCTTGTAAATAGAAGTATTGGTTTTGATGATTCGACCATTAAAGACTCTGTATCGCGACTTGATACAGATCTGATTATACCCTTACAATTATTCTTTGCTAGAAAGTTTGCAAGTGATGAATACTCTTCTAATAAGCCAAATAGACCATATTTTCCAGTATGCGCCGTGCATAAACAAAAAATTCAGTTTGTACTCGAGTTCCAAGACCAACCATTCTTTACAGATACTCTAAATACACTTGCACTCCCTGAATTCAAGCTTGTCACGGAAGAGATTACGGTAAGTGCAGAAGAACGGAATTTCCTCAGTTATGAAAAGCAAGTTATTGTGACAGATTTAGTTCGTAAACATCCAACGACTGTAAGTGAAATTGGTAAGAGTATTATCCGAACAAATCTCGTACCAAATATTCCGGTTAAGTGTCTACACTGGTTTTT